TTCTTTCGTTGGTACATAAGCTCCGATGACATCGTATGTGTGATTTGTGACAAGAAGTGGAACATTTGCTTGACCTAGTTTGAGTGTGAGCATTCGGAAAGCACCTTTCACAAGTTGTGATTTAGTCATATCACGAACTTGTTTATCATTCAGTGCGTCAGTGATTTCTTTCTCAGTAGAAAGCATCCCCAAAGAGTCTAGCACAAACATACAAGGTTTGCGTTCTTCTACAGGTTTTTTTAAGTAAAGATCTACTGCCTTAAGTGCTTTTGTACGAAACTCTTCAATTGTAACAACATTAACAACAACAAGACGAGAAGTATCAATTCCACGCGATTCTACAAGTGATTTGGTAATAGCAGCTTCAGTATCAAAATAGAGACAATAACCATCGGGATTGGTATCAAGAAAATTCTTAACAACGGCGAGGCTGAAGAAAGTTTTTCCAGTACTAGACTCTCCAGCAATAGCAGTAATTTTGTTGCCAGATACACCGCCAAATATACTACCTGAAACCAGTGCATTAAAAATGTATGAACCCGTGTCAACATATTTTTCAGTTTCATCAATATCTGAGGCAAGTTGTGTATATTCACCACCAATTTCTTTGACTATATCGGCAAGAAAATCCATAATACTCCTTATACAAAGAACGATTCTAAACTATTAGTCTTTTCTACACTCCACCCAATTGAATCAAGAATAATCTTGAGTGGTTCTAGAAATGCTTTCTCAAATTGTAAGTCATGGTCTATGTATCTGTCAAGGTTGAGTTCCTTTGGAAACTCTTGAATGAATGAGATAACATTTTCATGAATATGATTTGGTTTCTTCAAATAAATGAACTTAATCTTTTCACCATTCTGAATCAGAGAATACTTATTAGTAAGTTTATTTTGTTTAATGAAGTAATTAAACAACAATGCTCCGCGAACATGAATAGGAGTTTTTGCAGCATAAATGCTTAAAGAGGAAGAATACTTTTGAACATCAGATGCTGAACGAGGAAATGAGATTTGTTCTGGTGGAAGTTTCTTAAATTCTTCGCGACAGTTATTAATAAACTCAATCACCTCATCTTCAGTTCCACTCATCATCAACTTAAGAGCATCCTTAATCATCTTACGGCAAGGTGCAGGAGTAGAAGATTTAACTGCTTCAATACCCATTATCTTCAATTTAGGTTCCTCATAACGAACACCTTCACTGTCCCATACGTTCAAGATATAACGCTTCTTAGCAGTCCAGATTCCACGGTCAGCAATGTTCTCGCGCTTCATCTGCATCTTCTGGTCATATGCATTCACATAATCCGCCAGTTCTTGGTAGCAACCTTCAATATATTTTTCAAGTTCCACCTTACAGACCTTATCAAGGAACGAAACAATGCCTTCAGTAGTTTTCTCTCTTCCTTTGAATATAGTTTCAACCAAAGGACCCATATTAAGATAAATGGAATCAGTATCAGAAGCAATAACATAATCAACATCCTGAGTTTTGAGAAGTTTATTAATGTAATTATTCATCTTACTCTCAATCCAACGAATTGCAACCTGACCACTCAGTGTGATTGCTTCAGCATTCTCAAGTTTGTAATAACGAAAATACTGATTACCAATCGCACCATAAGCAGAGTTTAGAGAAATTTTCTTCGCCATTTGAATGTTATTGCAACGAGCAATCTCTTTGATCAACTCCTTGTTCTTCGTCTTTTCATACTGCTTCTTTGCTTCAATCATTTTCTTTTTGAAAATGACGCGGTCCTGGTACATTTTATCCATTAGTTCAGGAAGAAATCCACGAACGTCTTTACGGAACATTGCACCATTTGCACACACGGCATAATCCTTATACATTTCAAATGTAATTTCTTTGTTCAGAATCTTATCAACTGTTACTGTTGGATGTCTTTCTTCTACAAGAGTTTCTGGACTTACATTGAATTGCATAATCAGGTGTGGATATAGACTATTCAAGTCGAAATTAACGACCCAATCATACATTCCTGGTTTTGGTTCTTTTACATATGCACCAGCATACTTTTCATTCTTTTGAGTTTTACTTCTTGGAGGAATGACAATATTCCTTTTCTTGAGATAATTGTAGATGATATTATCCCACATTCGAACTTGATAGAACACGTCAGCATAATTCACTTTCGCGTCATATGCCATCGTAAGTGCAAGTTCAATTAACTTCATCTTGTCTTCCAGACGGTCAACAAGTTCTACGTCAACGATGTTGTACTCAATAAACTTTTGCCACCCTTGTGTATAGAAATCTTTGAAGGTATCAAACTCAGAGTGGTCAAGTTTTTTCTGCCCAAGTTCTACTTCAGCAATATAATCAAGACGATATGATTCCTGTGCTTTATAAGTAAACTTCTTATAAAGATCAAGATAATCAAGTTGAGTCATTCCACCAACATCAAAAGACGTGTGCTTACGTCCATTGATATAGATTTCACCTTCAGTTACAAGTCCCCAGTTAGAGAAACGCTTCATTAGTTTCTCGCCAAGAACACGATTCAATCTCTTGCAAATATAGGGAATATCATACAACTGAATGTTCCAACCAGTTACCACATCAGGAACATCAACCATCCAATAATTAATAAAATTATTGAGAAGGTCATATTCACTTTGACAGCAGTGATAAGTCACATTGCTTTGCTTATTGTTGAATGGTTTAACTCCCCAAGTAACAATTTCTTTTGTTGTATAATCCTGAATTGTAATTGCAAGAATTTCTTCAGAACAAGATTCCACATCAGGGAATCCTTGCTCCGATGCAACCTCAATATCCAGAGTTACAAGTTTGATTTTACTAATATCAAACTTGATTTCATCCTCTGGATATTTTTCAGAGATATATTGATAGATATATCGATCATTTCCATAGATCTCAAATCCATCAATATCATCATATTTTTTATAGAACTCACGACAATCCTTAACTGTACCTGGATTAATTGGTTCTACTGCTTCACCACTTAATGTTCTATACTTAGAATCTTTTTTAGTTTTTACATAAAGAGTTGGAAAAAACTCATCTCTTGTTTCAAATCTTTTACCATTATCTACTCCACGAACCAAAAATTGATTTCCAATCAATTGAACATTAGTGTAAAATCTCATTCTTTAGTCAAGTCCTCGTATTTTTCAAGTAAAGTTGGAGTTGGATCCGCAAGTGTAAGAATCTTATCCGAACTCATCATAAATGTAGTTTGCTTAGTAACACCAACTAAGAATGGTTCTAAAACTTTTTGTAGTTCTGAAATTTGATTATCTTTCACCACATAAGGATTAGTTAATTTGCAGTCAGGTTCGCCCAAATCAGAAGTAACTTCATCAATCTTGCTGATTAGAATCTGATTGTTCAACAAATACAAAACTTTGATCATTTTCTTTTTCCTCTTTTTCTTCCTTTTCCTCTTTTTTTAATCCCAGTACTCTAGTTTCGTAAGTTTCTTTTATTTCATCAGTTGGATCTACAAGAGTAACGATCCAACTAGGAATCATTTCTATAATTTTTTGATTTGAAAATGGCGGCCAAGACTTAAGAGAAATACTTATTTTATTTCCTGCACCTTCTTTTTCGTCATCTTCATCAAGAATCTTATAAGAACCATTAACAAATATTGTACAAGGTTTTTCCAGCAAATAACAAACTAACTTTTCTTCAAGGAAACCCTCTTTGACATCAGAGATAATTTTCTCCCCAGACTTTAATAGAACAAGTTTTACAGTCATTTTTACTCCATACCTCTTAGTATTCTAACATAAAAAAAGGAGGAGTCAACCTGGATTTTGCCAGATGCTCCTCGCGCCGACGATATTCAATACTATTTATTCTCCTCCACCACCATTACCACCGTCACCATCTCCATTACCACCAGCACTTGAACGACTTCTTACTGGAACTGCTTTTCCTTTTGGAATACTTTTTTGTTTTCCTTGAGAATGAACAGTATGTGGAACTGCTCCTTTATATGCAATTGTTTTGAACTCGTCGAAAGATTTCATTTTTTTATTTTTATTTAGAGATAATCCTTGCGAGCATGATGTTCAGGAACAATCTTTCCAAGTTTGATTGTTAACAGTCCATCCTCAAATACAACCTCTCGAACTTCCGTGTCGTCTGAGAGTGTCCATACTCTCTTGAAAGATCGTTGAGCCAGTCCCTTATGGACGTAGTTGGAATCAGATTCACTATCCTCTTTTTGCCCTTCGACAAAAAGTTTTCCATACTCTGTGTATACATAGACCTCTCCTTTCTTAAATCCAGCAAGTGCAAGTTCAAGTCTTGATTCTACATTACTGACTTGGACAAGATTATATGGGGGATAGTTAGAAGTCGTTTCATGAAGATGAAATAGACGATCAAAATATTCATCCATTCCAATACTATTACGAGTAATCCTATCCATCAAGGCAGGAAGA